GTAGTTTTTTCTCTAATAAAAGTTTTATTTTCGATCCAAATTTGCCAATAAGTACAGAAATAAGAAAAAAACGGGAGCCTCTAACTAAAAAACAAATTGTTACAAAGTAAATTAAATTAAAGTGTATAAATCCACTAGTGATTGTAAGTAATTTAAAAGGAAAAGGGGTAAAAGCAGCAATTGCTAAAAAACTTGCCCAAGCAATTATTCCTCTGCCTTGAGAAATTTTTTCTTCTAAAAAAGATGTATTATCTATTCCGTATAGTTCAAATATAGGAATTCCAATTTCATTAAAGAAAATATAACCAATAAAATAACCAAAACATGCACCTAAAACTGATCCAATTGTTGCAATCAATGCTATTTTGAACCAATCATTCATTTTAGCAATTGTCATTGGAATGATTAAGAGATCAGGAGGGAGAGGAAATATAAAACTTTCTATGAATGATATAAATCCTAAAATGGATTTTGCTCTTTTATGAGCAGCCCATTCCATTGATTTATTATAAATTTTTTTAATCATTTTTTTTCAGATAATAAAGTTTCACTTGATAAAGAATATATTTTTGGACAATCAGGTGAATTAGGAAGTGTGGTTAAAGGTAATACTAAAACACATATACCTAAAGACGACATGTTTCTGAATGTTCCCACAGATGAGGCATCATACATAGCAGATGCTTTAAAAAAAGCGGGTCATAAAGTAAAATTTGAACATATAGATGATGGATATGGTTCAGGAGTTGATTACTTATTACAACATTTTAAAAAAGAGAGAGATTATTGGAAAGGAAGAATAAAAGACAAGGATCATACAGACAATTATAAAAAATTCTCAGAAAAAGTTAAAAAAATGACTGAGAGAGAAAAGATTGAATATCATAGTTCAATTACAGATGATTATGGCTATCACATTAATGAAGACGTAAAAGAGGTGCTTGATATTTTAATGCCAATTAAAAAAGCCGAAGGCGGAAGAATTGGTCTTGGTGCAGGTGGACCTCCTATAAGTGGTGAAGAATTAAAACAAATAAAAAAAGAATCTAATGGTTCGGGTATCATGGACTTTTTAAAAATAACAGGTAGTGGTGGAATGGGTTCAAATAAAGATATTTATTATCAGGGACAACAAATACCAGGATTAGATCAAAAACAATATAATTACGGTTTTGGCGTTGATGCTAATATACCTTTTAATTTACCTGGAGGAGGTAAGTTAGAAATAGGAGGTGGTACTGGTTTTGGAAGAGGTAGAACAGAAACTACTTATAAGGGAGAACCAGTTCCAGGGATGAGTGGAATGGGAGAATCAAGATTAGGCGATCAATGGAATATAAATGCTAAAATTACTTATCCTTTTGCAGACGGTGGTTTAACAAAAACTATCCCACCTGAAAGAGGACCTGATCCACAAGGGTTGCCTTCTGCCCTATATAATGGTATAATGCGGCCTAGGAGTTATTAATGGCAGAAATTGATAAGACTCTTCCTACTACAGATCTCCCTCCGGTTATTGCACCCGATGTAGAAATTCCAGTAGCGGATGAGACTAAACTAATCGAAACAGAAGGTATTGAAGCAACAGAACTTCCTGATGGAGGAATGGATATTAATTTTGATCCATCAACCAAGTTGCAAATTCCAGGAACCGAGGGCCATTTTGATAACTTAGCAGATCTTTTACCAGATGATATTTTGACTCCAATTGGATCCGATATGCAGTCTGACTATACAGATTATAAGCAATCAAGAAAAGAATGGGAAGATACTTATACCAAAGGCTTAGACCTTTTAGGATTTCAATATAAAATAAGAACCGAACCTTTCCAGGGAGCGTCCGGTGCTACTCACCCAGTTTTAGCTGAAGCAGTGACGCAGTTTCAGGCAATGGCTTATAAAGAATTATTACCGGCGGATGGACCGGTTAGAACTCAAGTAATGGGTATATCCACTCCACCTAAAGAACAACAATCCCAAAGAGTTAAAAATTTCATGAATTATCAAATCATGGATCAAATGAATGAGTATGAACCTGAATTTGATCAAATGTTATTTCATTTACCTCTATCGGGTTCAACATTTAAAAAAATTTATTATGACGATTTACTAGGACGAGCTGTTTCAAAGTTCGTTCAAGCAGATGACTTAGTGGTTCCGTATGCAGCTACCTCATTAGATGATGCGGAAGCCATTATTCATGTGCTAAAAATTCCAGAAAACGAATTAAGGAAACAACAGGTTTCCGGATTTTATCGAGATGTCGAATTAGGAAAACCTCCTATCTTTCAAGATAAAGTTGAAGAAAAAGAAAAGGAACTCTCAGGTACTACAAAAACAGGTAAACAAGAAGATGTATATACGCTTCTTGAATGCCATGTAAATTTAGACATAGAGGGTTTCGAAGATGTTGGCCAAGACGGTGAGCCAACAGGAATAAAATTACCTTACGTCGTAACAGTCGAAGAAGGTAGCCGAATAGTTCTTTCTATTAGAAGGAATTATGCACCCAATGATCCAACCAAAAGAAAAATCCAATATTTTGTCCATTTCAAGTTTCTGCCAGGACTCGGATTTTATGGCTTTGGACTCATTCACATGATTGGCGGATTGAGCAGAACGGCAACGGCTGCTCTCCGTCAATTATTAGACGCGGGTACATTATCTAATTTACCAGCAGGATTTAAGCAACGAGGCGTGCGTATCAGAGATGACGCACAACCCCTTCAACCAGGAGAGTGGAAAGATGTCGACGCTCCAGGTGGAAGTTTAAAGGATTCATTTTTTAACCTACCTTATAAAGAACCTTCTCCCACATTATTACAATTAATGGGAGTGGTTGTAGCGGCAGGTCAAAGATTTGCCTCGATTGCTGATATGCAAGTCGGTGAAGGCAACCAACAAGCAGCTGTTGGAACGACGATCGCCCTTTTGGAACGTGGTTCAAGGGTAATGTCAGCAATCCATAAAAGATTATATGTTGCATTAAAACAGGAATTTAAATTACTGGCAAAAGTATTTGCTACTTATTTACCTCCTGAATATCCTTATGATGTAGTTGGTGCGGCCAGAACAGTTAAAGTTCAAGATTTTGATGATAGAGTAGATATTTTACCGGTTGCAGATCCAAATATATTTTCAATGCAACAACGTGTAACATTAGCACAAACAGAATTACAATTAGCAATGTCTAATCCACAAATGCATGATTTATATTTATCTTATAGAAAAATGTATGAAGCAATTGGAATAAAAGATATTGATCAAATTTTACCACCCCCTCCTCCTAAAATGCCTAAAGATCCTGCATTGGAAAATATTGATGCAATCTCTGGTAAGCCTTTTCAAGCTTATCCAGGTCAGGATCATAGAGCGCATATTAGTGCACACTTACATTTTATGTCTATGAATATGGTTAGAAATAATCCACCTATTATGGCGGCGATGGAAAAAAATGTTTTAGAACATATTAGTATTATGGCTCAGGAACAGGTACAGGTAGAATTTCCTCAAGAATTTCAAATGTTGGCACAAATGCAACAAGCAGCTCCTTCTAATCCACAAGTAGGACAACAAGTTCAACAACTTACTCAAAAGATAGAAGCTAGAAAAGCTGTATTAATTGCTGAAATGATGAATGAGTTTATGGAAGAAGAAAAACGTATTACATCTCAATTCGATCATGATCCATTATTAAAAATTAAATCTAGAGAAGTAGACTTAAAAGCTATGGATACTACAAGAAAAGACAAGGAAATGAAGCAAAGAGGCGAAATAGATAGAGCTAAATTAGTTCAAAACAGAGATATCCAAGAGGATAAGCTTGAACAAAATGAAGATTTGGCTATACTACGAGCTGATACATCTATGGCCAAACAAGAGATGGGTGATCAAAATAGAAAAGAGATTGCTCGTATGAAGGCAAGAGACGTACGAACTTTAAAAGGACCAAGAAGCTAAGGAGGCATAATGGCAAAAAAAGAACCTTTCTACAAAGGAATTAATCATAAACAATTCGTCAATAAGGATGGATATCCTAAAGGCGGTGTTGAGGTTAAAATTCCTGAAGGCATTCCAACAACTAATAAAGTTGGCGGCCAACGTAGAATGTTAAAAGAAAAAAAATCAGAAGTTAAGTGGTACTAGTATGTGGTTTAGTGCTATAAAATTAGCGCTCAACGCAGGGAGCCACATTTACAAAAAACGCCAAGAGTCCAAGATGGCTATGGCAGACGCACAATTTTTGCATGCGCAAAAACAAGCTCGAGGTGAGGAAGCTTACCAGGGCAAACTTTTAGAGGCCCGTCAAAACGACTACAAGGATGAATTTGTACTTTTGATCCTAAGCGCCCCCATAATCGTGCTC